GTAGTCAATGATGTTGGCAATATATTGTCGAATGTCTTGTAGATTCATGAGTCACCTATAAAAAAGGGCTAGGCTAGACCGAAAGGAATAACCTAGCCCAAGTAGCATGGAGAATGCCTAGAACTGAGAGTAAACAAATACTGTAGCAACGTTTGCTGTATCTTCTTCTGTTGCAATCGCAACGATTGGAAACAGATTAAAAGTAGCAGAAGCATCTGTATCAACAGCAACAGTACGAACATCAAGTTGTCCAGCAGTAGCACCAATCTGGAGAAGATCTCCAGCAGCAGTAGCACTAGCAACGTTTGCTTCGCAGAATCCACGAATACATACTCGGATGTTTCCAGCAGCTGCTGCATCTTCAAGAGCAACACCAATGCAAAGTTTGTCAGTAGCAGTACCGCTATCAGCCTTTACTACTTTCAAGGCTTTGTCGGAATCTGCTGTTTGTGACATATCCAATGCAACAGCGTCTCCAGAAGAGATTGCTTCTACAGCAATAAATACTTCTTCGATTCTACGGTTTGAAGCGTCAGCAGAAGAACCTGTGGTATCTGCTGCAACATCAAGTCGTTGTAATAAGTTTTGAGTAGCCATGTTTCACCTCTATGAGTTTATTTCAGCGAATGCATTGATAAGGATACCATGTCCAGACAAGTTTGCAGTAGCAAGCTGTGTACGAGTCATGATGTTCGCAGCCATAGCCGCATATCCACTGATACGCTCAAACTCACCCATTTCAAAGTAAGCATCACGATCAAAGTACAATGACATAAGTTTTGAGTTCAGGAACATTGCATCAATAGTTCCATTGTTATTTCCGTCTGTTTGGTATTGAGTAGCAGATGAACCAAAAACAATATCAGAACCATCCATATCTTTAGCATTTCCTGTGCCAAGATCTGCTTGTGTAAATGTACTACCAAGATTAGGCTCAACATAAACCTTTGCACCATTGAACATAAGTCCAAGTTTACCGGCCATATCACGCTCTTCTTGAATAGATGTGTATCGCTCTTGTGCGAACAAGCTATTCTTGTAAAGCTCATAGCAACGTGGTGACATAAGGATGATGTCTACCTCTCCCTCTGGAGCATATACCTGTGTATCAATGTACAACTTGCTCATAGCACGGAAAAGACGAGTAGCATGATCATTTGATTCATCTGGAAACGCAGATGGGCAATCAACGTATTGGTTTTGGAATGTTTCAGTATAAGTACCTTTTGCAAGACCACCTACAGAACCAGTTTGAGAACCAAATGGTTGTAGTCCAAACCATCCATTTGCTCCAAATGGAGACAAAGTTTCAAGCTCGGAAAGTACTGTAGACTCGTTGTTTACAACTTGCTTACAGAACTCACGTTGCAACATACCCATAACAGACTTGAGACGAGCTTCAGCAATGTTGATTACTGCACGGTCGCCTTTGTTGGTAAGTTGTTCTTTCTCAGTGATTACTACAGGAGCAACAAAGTCACACCAGTTGTATTCAGTCTGACGAAGAGGATCTTTAACTGCAAGGTTTACAGACTCATATCCACTAGACAGCTGAGTAATCATTGAATGTTCGGTCATGATAGCAGGACAGTTTACCTTGCTACCACCATCGCTCTCGATAACTGCTCCGTGACTACGGATTGCATCAAGCAATGGAATGTTTTTGAATGTATTATCTACCTCACGATCTTTCAAGATACGCAGGGTCGATGCTAATATATCGGGTTGGATTGCCATGTCAGGCTTCTACGTTAGGGGTTATTGTATCCATCGCTCTCGTATCCTCGTGGGGGAGTTGCTTCAACGTGTCCTGTCTCCAGGGGAATCCACAATGCGACATGATTATTGTATAACATATTTATTTCTGTTGCTTAAGTAAATGTTGGTACAAGTCAGCAGCTCTCATCTTACTAGACCCTTTTGGTACTGTAGGCCCCTTGTTCTGACCTACACCTACTTTGAGTCCACTTGCTTTTGCAGCGTTCTTAAATGCCAGTTCTTGTATCTGCTTGCGCTCGGATACACTATGACTACGTCTGCCTTTTACAATCCAGTATGCATCTTGTAGTGACAACGATTCATTGTCTAGCAATGTTTGGCGCACCTCTGTCTTCAAGGCTTCATCGGTCTGCAAATCTGGATGATTGTCCATAAAACTCTGAACCTTTGCCTGTGCACTGGCCTTCATCTGTTGCTCTGCCATAGGCTGCAATACACCCTGCAAACGCTCTGCTACAATCTTATTGACGTAGCGTTCAAATGATGCAGAGTCGTATGGATCAAACTCACCTGTGTCGGCCTGTGCTGCTTCCTGAATAGCTTTGTATGCTGCATTATCTTCAAGACTCATACGCATAGCTTGTATTTGCTGTGCTTGTTCTTGGAGTTGTTTGCGTTCAGCCGCTAGTTCTTGCGTCTTGCGCGTATAATCTGCTCGTAGCTGCTGCATTGCTCGTTGGCTGTTTTCGTCTGCTTGGTCAAAGAGCTTGTCCCAGCTTTCTCCTTCTCGAAGTCCTTCTGGTTCTGGCGCAGGTTCTCCACGCTTTTCTGCTTCATGCCTAGCCAACAAAGCATCCACTCGTTTGTCATATTCATCCTTGTAGTTATCAATAGATGGTCGGTCATTGGGTGTGACTTCTAGTTGTTCGGAGACTGCGGAAGTGTCCTCCGATGGAGTCACGGTTTCAAGGTTCGCTGTATTATCGTTGTTTTCTTCTGACATTATACTCTCTGTGCAAATAGTTCTTCGTCTGATACTTCCATACCACCCTCAGACGCTGGGGCAGGTTCCATAGTAACTTCTTCTGTAACTTCCTCTTCTGCACCTTGCATTAAGAAGTCTTTCAGTTTCTTATCTTTTGCAAGTCGCTTCAACAATGCAGCCAGTTTTGCCAAGTCATTATCAGATACAACTGCACTCAGTTCCATATCAATGGGGGAACCTGCTTGCTCTGCTACTGTCATGATTGCCATGATTGCATTGACAAGCTCTTGTGGCATCATTGTCATGTCTGTTGTAATCTCTGGCATTGGCATCTGCTCACCCAACATTGGCATAATCTCATTGATTGCTTCTACAACTGCATTGAGCGCACGTGCAGAATACTTGCCCTGTGGTGTCATGATTTCCATTCCTTGTTGTTGGGCCGCATCCATTCCGGCTCCGATTGCTTCTGCTTGCATCAGCATTTCTTGTGGTATTGACATGTTATACTCCTATAAAACTTGTGCAACTGCTTGAGGAGAACCAGGTACTCCTTGTTCGATTGTTGCTGTGGGGGAAGGTTGTTGTTGTGTTTGTGCTAAATCTTGTATTCCTTCAACTTGTGTCTCCAGAAAATCCTCAGGAAGATCCAACTTCCGTACGAGTTCTTGTAAAACTTTTTGTTGTGGAACTCCCAGCTCCATTAAAACGCCGATTGATTGAAGGAAGTCCTGCTTCTTCACTGCCTCTGATACTGGTGTCGCTCCTGCATCAAGAGCATAAAAGCTGAAGTCACCATCCAAATCTTCGGACCGTACAATCTGTGTCTTGCCATTTATGACAATCACATCTGGTTCATCTTGCAAAAAAATCTTCATCATACTTACATATACAGATGCAGCATACTCAATCATTGCATCACGCTCACGCGCCAATCGGCCAATCTCACTTGAGCTGTACGATGCCAACGCTGTAATCTCTGTTGCTGTTGCACGTGTTGCTTCACCTCTTGTAAATGGAGCCATAACAGATCCACGCTGAAAATCATCATTGACCTGACGTATGTATGTCTCTAGCTCAGGAGGAACACCTGTATGAGGAACTGCTTGTATCGAGCCACTCAGATTCTGACTCGGACTCAACTCTGCTTCGATGTACTCACCATCTGCACCCAATGCTAGCTTAGCCATATCTTCATCGGTAAATACACCCTTCTTTACAATCCACTGTCGTGCAGCTCTTCGTACCATCGTGGACTGGTAGGTTCGTATAATGTTGGTTTCTTCAACCTGACTATACACTCTGCGCAACGCAGAATAACCGCGCATAGGCAGATCAGGCTGACGAGAAAAGTATAAAGGAACAAGAGGAGCCAAAGGATTATTAGCCGCGTCAGTAAATGGTATCTGATCGTACTTCTGTACCTCAGTCTTCTCTCCATCGCCAATCTCAATCTCCACACCATCGTACAACCACTTCTCTCCATTCGCGTAGTCTGGACTCCACACATACATCTTATTGTTTTCCAAGTCATAAAACTCTACAACCTGAATATACTCGAATGGACTATCCGGCTCATGTCCACTTTCATTCAATGCTGACAGGTTTGCTGCCATATATGGTGCATTGTCATGACCACTATCATAATCTAGGAATCGGATAAGCTGGTGCGCTGCATACTTCTTGTTACCATACTTGGCCTTCGCATCCTGCAAAGTAATATGATACCTGTGGCCCACATACTTCTGCTCACTCCAGCTAGGCGCATCGGTATCTACAACCACATCCCATGCAGCAACAGCAGACACACCCACACGCTTGAATGGATCTGGATGTTGGGTAGCATACAGTTTCAAAAATGCACATGGGTATATCAATGCCAGTCGTGACACATCCTCAATCTGTGTTCGTACCTTGTCAAGGAACGCATTGGATAGGGCCTGAACTTTCTGTGAATCCCCTCTTCCTCGTACATCACCCTTGACAATCACAGATGGATTACGTGAATACAACGATGCTATATAACCTTCTATGTATTCGTATGCACGTGTTGTCTCAATAAGAATCTGATCAGGTGCGTAGTCCTTATCCCAATACCTGGTCATGTATGCAGCACGAAGTTTCCTCAACTCTGCCTTCTGTTCATCCCAGTACTGCTCATGTCTACGAAACAATGCTTCTGCAATCTTTGCTTTCATTGTGCGCTCCTGTAAGGTAATCGCATTAATCTTATACGTTTTGCTCGGCGATTGCTAATCAATCTATCCATTAATCCCTGCTTTGCATTGCGAACCATATAACTTGGTATATCTCTTGCACACCTGTAGGCCAATGCCAATGAGTCAGCCAAGTTATCATGCAACCCATTTGGAGCTTCAGGTGCAACCTTATATATCGTCATACTGCGAAGTTCCATCAAGGTAGTCATATCCAACCTCGATAACATATCGGAAGAAATCATCTCACGCAAAATCTCATACGCTTCAATCTTACTCTTTGCACTAGTCACCCAGTGCTTGCCTTCTGCACTGTACCACAGATTGTGATACCCATAGTCAATCAACTTCTGTATCACTACATGGCCATGATTGTTTGATTCGCACAGCACCATTGCATCATTATACTTCTGCGCAATGTGCATAATCTTTTCAGAAAACTCTACCGGAGTAATCGTATTGCATCTGTACTGATATACTACCTCACGGCTAGAACAAGACACAACACAAATGCAGCTGTAATCGCCACCAACGCCACCTGCCACATCAACTCCAACTGCGTATACGTCATCACTGTACACCTCCTTCTCGTATACACGCTCATTACCATCAAAGATAATAGGCTCTATACGGTCCAACGCATCGGGATCAAAATAGGCAGAGCTACCAAACGAGAACGCATCATCAATAGATGCAGGATACTCTCGTTTAAACTTGTCGATGCCAATGGTCGCAACCTGTTCTCTGCGCCACTGTATCTGATCGTCATCCAATCCATACAAGTTTATGAGCTTCTGTTCCTCTTCTGTATATATCATGTCTGTTGGTGCAGGAGTCCTGTAGTTCTGGTGCTGCCACCACCAAAAGGTAACAAGCGTCCACCCATTGTCAGGAGCTTCCTTACACAACTTATGGAATACATCACCAACAGTATTGGGTGTAGACTCAATAACAATCTGGCCCTTACCTACTGTCGCAACAACCTGGGCCAACACTTCTTCCTGATCTGGATAGAAAGCAAACTCGCTCAAGTGCGCAGCATTCAGCGTAAATGAGCGAGTTCCCCCACTGGATCTAGCTGTATACGATGATAGGCCAGCCTGTGTGTCATCAAAAATCAAATCCGTTGTGTTGTCTATCGAGCAATGCCGCTTCAACATTTCAGGCAAACCAGCCAAAAAGTTATTGTCCATCTTACGCAAGTGCTTCGCAGAACGGTCGTGAAAACTCAATACACCATACTTGATGGGGTCTTTACTGGTATACACCTTCCAGAATGCATAAGCTCGCAACAACGTACTCACACCAATCTGTCTAGGTTTCACAACAATAATCTTATTGGAGCTGCATATCTGCTGCAATAGCTGTTCCTGTTCAGGATACAAGTCAAACTGTTTGTATGCACCACTATATTTATCTTGTACGCGCAACAACCGAAAGAACTTTATAGGATCTGCCAACACATCCTGCAAGTCCTTACGATGCCTTCTCGGAACCTTGTACGATATATACGGTGTGCTCATTTATCCTCAACCAACTTGAGAATGTTCTTGAACTCACCATCATTCGCATCGGAAAACTTACCCTTGACTCCCTTCTTATTACGAAACGTGTCAATCACATACTTGGCAGCATTTACCTTCGCACCATCGTTCTGACCATTCTCCATTACAATCTGCAATGTCTTATACGCTTGGTCCAACAAGTTACGTTCTCGAACCTCAGTGTCAAACAAAGGCTCATTGTAACCTATAACCAAAGCCTTGAAATCTGGCTTGGTCTTCCACTGCACCAATGTCTGTCTTGATATACCAACCTCATTGGCAATCTGCTTCAAACTTAAATAACCCTGCGCACACAACAACGCAGCTTTCTTATGCTTCTGTGTAATCTTCATTCCCATATCATAACCTACTTATTTGTATCTGAACCTCTGGCTCCTGATAATCTGCACAATACCATTTCTGCGCAAGAACCTCAACCACCTGACTGTCATCTTCCCAAACTTTAGCCTGATTACATGCATCCATTACCAGCTTCAAATAGTTATCTACATCCGGCTTCGTTGTCTTCAACACCCTGTCACCCTTACCCATACTCGCTGGACGTTTACACATAAACTTACAATACAAAGCAACAGGAACTCCCTTCTCAATCTGCTCACCACGAAGCTCCTCAATCTTTTTTGCAATCACATCTGTCGCTTCCTTCGTCTTCTTCGGAGTATAAGCTCTCCCTGTCTTCGTAAATCTCGGCCTACCCTTCGCAACCGGATTCATTTTGACTATAAAAGTCTGTATTTTTGTAGGAACTATTTTCTTGTTCTCTTCCATACCATCTCCATAACCGTAGTACATTGTATACTCCTGCGTGATTATTCAAAATAAATATACCACCCAAAAAGCATGTGCAAAAATAGTATAACAAAAACCTGTCCACAGTGCCCTAAAACACTCGGAATCTTAAAAAGTAAAGTAGATATTTTTTAGGCTCCCCCAATATTGACATGTCAAGAGTTTGGGGGGGTACCCCTACCGACACTGAACAGCTGATCAGTATCCGAACAGTGTTTGGTAGCGCCCTGGCACTGAACGGCTGTACAGTAACTGAACAAGTGTACAGTGGTGGTTAGCGTACTGAACAGTGTTCACTACTGAACACGTGTCCAGTACCTAGAATCTACTAGCCAGTAGGTAAATGGATAGGCATTGGCTCCGCAACCTGCATCTTCGAGAGACGGATCGCTCCCTCCGGTCGCTGAGTAGGGGCGCAAAATCTACTCATGAGTAGATAACTGCATCATCGTGGTAGGGGGCCAAAATCTACTCAGTAGTAGAATAGTATTGCTGGTGAAGGAGAAGGCGCATTTTCCGAACACTGTTCACCTTGCTCTTAGCTGCATTCCTGCGTACTGAACAGTGTTTACTACGGGACGCAGTTATATTCGAGTCAGTAGATAAATAGCTCAGCGCCCTAAATGAAAATAATCTACCTGGTAGTAGATAACTAGCTCGTGTTCAAGGTGTTCGAGGTGTTCATAGTAAAATCTAACCTTTTCCTGAAATATGGAACAATGCATCAAAATGTAAGGATTATCTGAAAAACTTTATTGTTCAAAATATATTGAACACTTGAACACTTTTGCAATATCCTAGTATCTTCCTATCTTTTTAGTGTTCATGAAGTGTTCACGCGCAGTTCTTTTGTGTGAACACTTGAACACTACAAAATGCTTGTATTCCTTATATTCGAGAACAAAAGAACAAAGCACCACAAAAAAAAACTTAGATTATTTTGTTGACGTGTATATCAAAATGATTTACAGTAAGAGAGTAGTCAAAAGAACTGCACATCACACCACAAAAGAAGGATAAAAGATGCAAGATTTAAAAA